GAATCCCTGCTGGGAATACGCGGCAGCCTATGGCGGCGCCAACGCGGTCGACATCGCCGCCGATCCGGCGCGTCCCACCCAGACGACGCCGCTGCTGGGCCTGCTCGCGCCGCGCGCCGGCAATCGCTTCCTGTTCGAGGATCGCCAGGCGCTGCTCAATTTCGGGATCGCGACGAGCTTCGTCTCCGGCGGCCAGTTGCGCGTGGAGCGCGCGATCACGACCTACCAGCAGAACGCCTTCGGCGCGCCGGACACCAGCTACCTCGACTCGGAAACCCTGCACACCTCGGCCTACGTGCTGCGTGCGCTCAAGGGCGTGATCACGTCGAAGTATCCCCGGCACAAGCTGGCGAGTGATGGCACACGCTTCGCCGCCGGCCAGGCCATCGTGACGCCCGCCGTCATCAAGGGCGAGCTCTGCGCGATCTACGGGCAGATGGAATACCTGGGCATCGTCGAAAACCTCGACACCTTCAAGCAGTACCTGATCGTCGAGCGCGACACCACGGACCCCAACCGGGTCAATGTCCTCTTCCCGCCCGACTACGTCAATCAACTGCGGGTGTTCGCGGTACTGAACCAGTTCCGACTGCAGTACCCGGCCAACCAGATCGTCAGCTGACCAGGAGGCAACCATGGCTCAACGTATCGCGGGCATCTGTTTCGTCAAGGTCAACGGCGCCCAATTCGAAATCTCCGGCGACATCGAGATTCCGCTGACCGAGTTCAAGCGCGAGGCCGTCATGGGCCTGTCCGGACCGGCCGGCTACAAGGAAACGGCGCTGGAACCCTACATCAAGGTGGTGGCGCTGTTCACGCCGGACTTTCCGGTGAACACCTTGCGCACCAACACCACACTGACCGTGACGGCGGAACTCGCCAACGGCGTCGTCTACACGCTCTCCAACGCCTTCGTGCGCGGGGAGCCCAAAGCCAAACCCATCGACGGCACGATCGAGATCGAGTTCTCGGGAAGCCAGGGACAGTGGAGTAACAACCAATGAGCGACCAAGAACTGACCATCCCCCTGTCCGCGCCGGTGATGGCGCATGGCGAGGAAATCACCTGCCTGGTGCTGCGCCAGCCGACCACGGCGGACCTGATCGAACTGGGGCAACCGATGCGGCTGCTGCCAGGCAATGGCATGGAGGACGCCGCCGTCGAAGTGCGCATGGGCGTGGTGGCGCATTACGTGGCGCGCCTTGCGTCGATTCCACTGTCCAGCGTCAAGTCCCTGTCGCTGGGTGACTTTGGCCGTGCGACGCAGGCGGTCCTGGGTTTTTTCGGGGAAGACGGCTCGGATCGGACGAACAGTTCGCCGAGCGCGTCTTCGAAGTCGCCTGGTTCTTCAAAACATCCCCGCGCGACGTCCTGAGCTTGACCCTCACCGAATTCGAACTCTGGAACCGGCAGGCCGAGCGCATCGCGCAGCGCCTGCAGGGCGACGAGTGACGGCATCCGAATCAGAAACCAATCATGTCTGACCGTTTCGAGCTCAAGGCCATTTTGTCGGCCAACGCGGAGAGCCTCATCCATGCCCTGAAGTCGGTCGAGGCCCCCGCGCAGGCTGCGCGCAAATACCTCACCGACATCGGCAAGTCCGCCTCCGGCCTGGCGGGCAAGTTCGGTTTGCCGGTCGGGATCGCCGGTGGCCTGGCGGCCGGTTTCGGCCTCGCCAAGGTCAAGGATGCGGTGCACACCTATGCCGAACTAGGTGAGGCGGTGCACCACGGCGCCACGCGCGCGGGCATGAGCGTCGAGCAGTTCCAGCGCATGAAGTACGTGGCGGAGCAAAACGGCGTCGCGGTCGAACAGATGGAAGGCGCCATGGGCAAGCTGAACCTGACGCTCGGGCGCGCGGCCGGCGGGCGAGGCAAGGAAGCCGCCGCGCTGTTCGCTCGCCTGGGCATCGCCATGCGCGATGCGTCCGGTCAACTGCGTTCGGGCATGACTGTGCTGCCCGAACTGGCCGATGCGTTCGTGCGCAACGAAAACCCGGCCGTGCGTGCCCGTATGGGGATGGCCTTGTTCGGCAAGAAGTGGCAGGAGATCGTGCCGCTGCTGGAAGCCGGCGGCAAGGGCATCGAGGAAGCCCAGGCGCGCATGTCGCGCTTCAAGGGCGTCATGAACGAGGAGAATATCGACCGATCGCGGGAATTCGCCAAGTCGCTGCGCGATCTGGAGATGGTCAGCAAGGGCTTCCAGATGACCATCGCCAAGAGCCTGGTGCCGGCGATCAAACCGCTGCTCGATGGCTTCAACGACTGGATGGCAGCCAACAAGAAGCTGGTGTCCGCCGAGGTCGGCCGCATGGCCAAGGATCTCGGACATTGGCTGTCCAGCATCGACTGGCGCGGCATGGCCCGCAGTGTGTTGGCCTTCGGCCAGGGCATCGGCAAACTGGTCGATTTCGTCGGCGGCCCGCGCAATGCGCTGATCGGCCTGGCGGTCGTGATGAATGCCCAGACGATCATGGCCCTGGGCGGCCTGGTTGGCGCCATCGGCCGCGCGGGCCTGGCATTTCTTGGTATGGCGGCACGGGCCTATGTCGCGAGCAATGCGGCGCTGCTGTCGATGGCGCGCACCGGCATCGCGGCCACGCTGCTCACCGGCCCGCTTGGGCGCTTGCGCGCACTGTGGACGTTGCTCGCCACCACGACGGTGTCGATGAGCGGCCTGATGTCGGGCGCCATGGCGATGGTCAGTGGCGGCATTCGCGCCGTCGGTGCGGCGCTGATGGCCAACCCGCTGGGCATCATTCTCGCGATCGCCTCGGCAGCTTGGCTGATTTATGAGAACTGGGACACCGTCAAAAGCTGGTTCACCGGCTTCTGGAACTGGATCAAGGCCCATGCCGAACTGATCCTCACCTGCCTCGGCCCGATCGGCTGGGTCGCCAGCACGATCATCGAGCATTGGGAGCCGCTCAAAGCCTGGTTCGGCGATTTCGTGCGCTGGCTGTCGGACAAGCTGCGCTGGATGGTCGATGCCGCCAAAGCCGTGGGCCATGCCTTCGGTATCGGTGGCGGCGACGAAAGATCGGCGAGCCCCGAGCCAGGCAACCCCTCCCGGGGCACGCCTCTGGGGGCGATGGCATCCCCGGTTGCCGGTAACCGCCCCTCCTTGCTGGGGACGGCTGCCGGCGCCGCCAAGGTGGAGGGCCAGGTGAACATCAAGATCGACGGCCTGCCTGCAGGTTCACGCGTCGAACAGGTGCGCGGCGGCACCATGCCGATCAATGTCGATGCCGGCTACAGCGCGCATGCGCTGCTTATGCCATAGCGCCGGATTCCTCTCATGGCCAAGTATTCCGACTCTCTGCATACGGCATCCTTTCGCGGGGTGGTGTTCCAGGTCAATGGCGCCGACTGCGGCGCCGGCCGACGCGTGCAGGTCCATGAATACCCCCAGCGCGACATGCCCTGGGTGGAGGACCTGGGCCGTGCCACCCGCGAGATCGCGCTGGACGCCTTTCTGATCGGTGCGGACTACATCGATCAGGCCAATCGCCTGCTCTCAGTTCTGGAGATGGCTGGGCCGGGGACGCTCGTGCATCCCTGGCTGGGAACGATGCAGGTGTGCCTGTCCGCACCGGCTCGCGTGCGCTTCGATTCCGGCCTGGGCGTGGCGACGGTATCCCTGTCCTTCGTCGAATCGGGCGAACTCACGTTCCCGATTCCGACGAGTTCCACCCAGGCGGCCAGCCGGCTCGCGGCCGATGGACTGGCCACGGCGGCCATCCAGGATTTTGCGGGCAGTTTCACGGTCGCGGGCTTTCAGAGCTTCGTCGCGGCGGCGGCCCAAGGACGACTGGCCGCCATGCTGGGTTTCGTGGGGGCTGGGCAGATCGCGCAGGTGCTCGCGAACTTCACATCGCAGGCCACCTCGGTCGCCAACCTGGTCACCCAGGCGGCGTCTTTTCTGAGCAATCCGGCGATGCTGGGTCAGACGCTGCTCAATGCCTTCGGCCTGTCGGGCGCGGCGGGCGCCGTCGCCGCCTGGTCCAACGTGGTCAAGCTGCTCACCGGCACGGCGTCGTCGAACGCCATGCTGGCGCGCACCCCGGTCGTGGCGGCCACGCCGTCACGCCGGCAGATCGATACCAATGCCGTCGCGCTCTACGGCCTGGGCCG